CAGATAATCGGGTGTAACAATTACGATGCGATTGTTGGGACTAACCCGACTGGTTGTGTATTCTCCGAGTATTCGATTCAAGACCCAAACGCCTGGCAGTTGATTCGACCAATATTAGCGGAAAACGAAGGCTGGGCGATATTCAATTTCACGCCGAGAGGGATCAATCATGGCAAGACTCTGTACGACATGGCCAAAGACAATCCCTTGTGGTTTTGCGAAAAACTAACGGCCGACGATACACACGCAATTTCCGTAGAAGATATAGACGCCGAACGAAAAGCGGGGATGTCCGAGGACTACATTCAGCAGGAATTTTATTGTTCATTCACCCTAGGAATAGAAGGAAGTTATTATGGTTGGTATTTACAAAAAGCGCGAAATGAAGAACGAATTGGAAAAGTCAACTGGAGCCCGTCCACCTGTGTCAATGTGGCAATGGACCTGGGGCACGGAGACGCAACCGCGCTGGTATTCTATCAGCAAGTTGGCCAGGAAATTCATATCATTGATTACTATGAAAACCAAGGGCAAAACTTCGCTCACTACGCTAAAATCATACAAGATAAACCATATGTCTATGGACGCTATTACGCCCCTTCCGATGCCTCCAGCAAGCAATTGGCGACTGGCCTCTCTGTCCAGGAAGTCTCGGCGAGTTTGGGACTGGAGCTTACGATTATACCCACCGTCACGATACTGATTGATAATGGCATTGAAGCTGTCCGTAGTCTGTTTGGCGATTTCTGGATTGACGAAACCAAATGTTCTCGACTCATCAAGTGCTTGGAGAACTATCAGAAAGTACGGGATGAGAAAAACGAGGTGTACAAAGAGCGACCTTTACATAACTGGGCAAGTCACGGATCTGACGCTGTGCGATATCTGGCGATTGCAATCAAGTTATACGGACAAGACACCCGCGGAATTGACGATAAGGAGTACGAAAAAATGAGAAACAAATACTTGCCACGGCTGGGGGGATAGATGGGTTGGTTTAGCCGAAAAGATTACGACAAATCCATAGAAGAGATACGTTCGGATACATACGAAGATAGGGTGAAGTTATTAGACCATGAGTTCGCAATCCAATCATTACAACGCAGTACATCTTCCCTTAGGCATGAACTAGCCCGTCAAGCCCAGAGGTCATTTGCCTTTGAGAGGCTGGTGGAGTGGCAACAGCGCTCTACGGATTGCTTTCTGGCCAGTATGTACGGGGATTACGTGACCCCGATAACTTACAATATTCACATTCGGAACGCTGACATAAGAAGCCATGAAGACGCCATGGGTTTCGGGTATGATCTAGCGTGGCAACATGACGGCTACGCCATTTATAAAAACAAGGTGGATAGTCTCGATGGGGAATGAAAAAACGCCTAACGGGGACCCAGTAGAAAACGAGTGCTTGTTGTGTTTCTTGACTTGGGAAGGCCACTCACCCCAGGGATTATGCGCCGTCTGCAAAGATAACTATAAGACGTACAAGGAAGCCCCAGAAGCACGTTTAAAGCGCGTTCTGACGGTTATGCACACCGCGCGTGTATGTAGAGTGCCTGACACCATTGAGTTGATTTTTGACCACTTTAAAGCACGCCTGGACGCTTTACAAAAAAAAGGGACAGTATGGAAACCGATAACACCACGAAAGTTCGATATCTGACATCAGCCTTTGGAGTTGCACCCCTAAACGATCACTGGGTATTTAACTTAATAACCAATCAAACCCCCAACCAGGAAAAACCAATGTCACTAAGAGATGAAGTCAAATGGCTAAAAGTAGAAGTCTGTAATTTAAGAAAAAGCACTAATAAAAAGATCGAGTCGCAAACGAATGAAAGATTTAAGGAGCAGCAAGAAACGCAGGCAACCTTCCAATTATTCGCCAAATGTCTAAAGATGCAATCCCAGGAAGTTGAATGTTATCTAATTCGCGTAGATCGTGGGTTTGGATACACAAGATCTTACGGGCATCTACCAAACGGATGCACAACTCCCGACCTTGATAATGCGGAACACATGGCCCACCTTGGCATGGTTCTTCTAGCGAAAACAGAGAATTACTATTTGTATGTTAAGTCGTCAGATATGACGAATCTGCCAATCCGTGACAATGGAGACGACGACTAATGACCGATGAGGGGTACGAATTCCAAGTAAGCGTTCTCGAAGAACTTATGGCTGAAGGCGGTTTGACGTACCCCGAGTTTATTTTTATGTTAGTTGACTTGCTAAAGTGTCATGCCTTGGGTAGCGCCAACGAAGACTGGGATGCAATTGAAGTAATCGATCTAAAGACACCCCCCGAACATGACGAAACCATCTATTTGATTAATCGACTTACTTGCGGAATATGCGAACTAGAAAACTATACCAATTAAACGAACCACAGGATATAATTATGACTACTATATCAGTTAAAGTTAAAAACTCTTCTCAGAATTACACCAGGAAATTTCTTGTCTACGATGCATTCTATTTTGATGAAAATGATCAACTCTATCAGGACATGGTTTCCAAGACCGTAGCTGACTTAACGATTGATCCAGACTCAGCTATGGAACCGCTGGACGTTACGGTAAAAGCGAGCGGATAGGTACCAGTATGTTGTTTCACTTCCCAACAACCCAGCTAACGGAGATGCAGCTTGATTTTGTTTCTGGTGCATTAACCGTGTTGTATTACAAGTCCATAATAACGGGAAACGTGTTGCTCACGATGCTAAGCATGTTTTACTTCGCGGCGGATAGATACTTAATTAACTTGCCGGACACGGGCCAAAAGGGCGTTAATATGTTTCTCCCTAGGCTCGCATTTTCTTGGGCCGTCGCCATGGTTGTAGTTTACATCTCTTCTAAACTTGTGATGTGGGCTTTATATCCAGATACGTTTCTTTTTGAATACATGGCCGATTTTGGCCCTTACCCTGGTGGTTAGCAGTTGGAAATATGCGCAATGTCCGATCTTCACGGCACTCAATTCTTTACCCGACCTGGTGATTTGCTGGTTATAGCTGGCGATTTAACCGCTACTGGATCAGTCCAGGAATTAAGCGAGATGCAAGACTACTTAAGCGGGCTAGACTTCAAAAAGAAGATTATCATTGGCGGAAACCATGATATTGCCTTGGCTAATGCGACGTTCCAGTTCGACCCCGAGATCGTCACGTATCTGAATGATTCTGGTTGCACTTACGCTGGGTATAAAATATGGGGCAGTCCCTGGGTATCGTCATTCAAGGGCATGAATCCGAAATGCAAGGCTTTTACAATGCCGAAAACGCAACTAAAGAAAATGTGGGATCTGATACCAGAAGACACCGACATCTTAGTGACCCACAACCCACCTCTGGGCCATTTAGACGGCATTATGAAGGCAGGGAGTTACGAAGAACAAGGCTGTCCATTTTTATTGAAGCGCATCAAAAAGATATTCCCTAAGTTTCACCTGTTCGGCCATATCCATGAAGGCGGTGGCAAGTTCAGCTTAGAAAAGAACAGATTGTCAGGAAAACAAATAGAGCTACGGAATTGCGCGATGTTTAACCCGACCATTAACATATTTAATCGACCAACTTACATAACTATATGACTATTGAAAATGTATCAGCAGGCGGAGCAGGTTATAACGCCATCAGCCCCAAAGGTGGCCGAGGCCGTGTAGCCGTTCCCAACACTCCTATTACCAAGAAATGGGAAACCCCCAGACTCGAAAGCAGCTTGCAGGGCCCAACTGGTGGCAGCGGGAATGCTCAGAACCGAGTAGCTCGCCCAAAGAACCCCTTTTACAGCCCGTTTACGGCCGCATACAACGGCAACTGGCCAAATCCCCGAGATCGTCGCGGATCGCTAAGACTAGCCCCTACGGTGCGAAATTAACATGAACATGGGTGAGTGCGTTAGTGTTGTCTTGCGAATGTCCCCAGATCAACGAACTTGTGTTTTTGGATATATGGAAGCACGATGCGATCCCCATCAAAAAGCATTACTAAACATGATCTTTAGCCAGGCGCAGGCAATTTGGTTATCTAGAGGCGGTCACTAATTTAAAACGGAAAACATCATGCCAATCTTAAAAGTGTCAATCCCCAAGCCACCACCAATGGTTCCCCGATCAATAATGAACCCAGTAGGCGTGCAATCACCCTATTTTCCACTCAGTCATTTGCCGAATGCTTTTAACCGCTATGCAAATGTGAATAACAACAACAATAGATAAATTCTTTTAATAACTGGGTGGGCTATGTTATAATAATAGTTTATCTATAACAAATCCCAATCCCTTACCCCCCGACTAAATGGCCAATCCAGCTTCCGACTATTCGGACGACGCTAAAGATTTCTTGAGTACGTATGACCGAAAGATTAAGTCCGATCCCAGACTTGAAGAACATTTAGACATGATCCAGGATTTTGGGCGTGACTACGAAAGGTCGAACGCATTACTGAATACGTTTTACGCCGAGGCTTATAAAGATCTCAGTTACTCAACAGGCAATCAGTGGACGTTAGAAGAGTTATCGTACTTACAAGATCAACGCCGTTCCAGCTTTACGTACAACAAGATCCGTAAGTTCATTAACTGGTATAGCGGGTATCAGATTTCTAACCGTTTAGCGACAACCATTGAACCCGTAGAGGGATCATCGGCGGAGACGGCCACGCTATTTACGGATGTGACGCAATCCATCATGACCAGCCAGAATGGGTACGAAGCGATATCCGAGGCATTTAAAGCGTGTCTGACTACTGGAATATCGTTTATTTCGCCGTATATGGATTACCGAGACGACCCAATTTCTGGAGACGTTCGATTTCATGTAGATCAGTGGGCGGCGGTGCAATTTGACCCGTTTTTTACGAAAATGTCATTAGAGGACTGTTCGTTCTTAGCGCGCCGCAAGTTTCTATCCCGGACGGCAGTTGCTTCATTATTCCCAGACGAGACCGACTTAATCATGAGTCTGCCGTTCGGAAACCGAGACGATAAGTTTACGTATATGCCATATGCCCGATCATGGGGTTTACAACGTCTTATGAACTACACAGAATACTGGCGACTTAAATGGGTTCAGAAAGATGTGTTAGTGGACATGGAAACGGGCGAGACGCGTGAATGGACGGGCGACAGACAACGCCTCAAGATGATGCGGGATGTATTCCCCCAGCTTGATGTAATCCGCAAGCCAACCAAACAGGTAGAACGCGCGGTTATCGTAGAAGGGCAGCTGATTGATTATCAAACCGACTTAGATGGGCTTAACGACTACCCAATGACCCCATGCCTTTGTTATTACGAATCATCGTATGACTTATGGGAATGGAAGCTGCAATCGCTTGTTCGGGTACTCAGGGATCCTCAGACGGAAATAAATAAGCGCCGCTCAAAGGCGGTGGATTTGATGGATAAATCGCTGGGCGCATCGTGGATAGCCAAAAAAGGTGCAGTCACCAACCCATCATCATTATATCAAACTGGACAAGGCCAAGTTGTATTCCTGAAAGACACGGCTAACATGGGCGACGTTCAGCGTATCGACAACCAGGGTGTCCCACAATCGCTTTTTGCACTGGAACAAGAATTCGAGAACGACATGATGGACTCTCTTGGGATCAGCAAAGAAGCGTTCGGGATGGCTGAAAACGACAAGATTGAAACCGCTGGTATTTTAGCGAAGATGCGGCAAGCGGCTGGCCTGGTATCTCAACAAGGGCTGTTTGGTAATTTACGGATGACCCAGAAGATTTTGGGCGAGAAGACGCTGAAATTAGTACAAGCGAACTACACACCCGAAAAAGTGAAGTTGATGACTAACAAAGAGCCGACCGATGAGTTCT